CAGCACGTTTTCCGCGACGGTGCCGCAGAGCGGCTTGCGGGCCACGATGATCGGCTCCCAGGCGGGATTCAGGGCCGTGCCCCAGCCGGACCACTGCGCGGCCTCTTGCGTGATCGCTTTGGGGTCGAGGACTGTGCCAGCGTTCAGCCTTGTCCATTCGTCCTGGGCGTAGCAGGTGCTGACAGACTTGCTGCGGACAGTCGATCGGCCTCGCTCCGCCCCTGCCGCCTTGTCGATCGCCTTGCTCACGTCGTGCGACTTCGGGAAGCCCGAGCCATAGACCCACATCACGCAGTCGCGGATCTCCCAGCCAGCATCCTCGATGGCACACGCGAGACGGTGATAGGTGCGGGTGCCGCCGAAGGCCAGCAGATGGGCACCGGGCTTCGCCACGCGAAGCGCTTGCGTCCAGAACTCTTCGCCTGGGACACCGTGGTCCCAGCCCTTGCCCATGAACGAGAGCCCGTAGGGCGGGTCGCACACCACGGCGTCAACGCTCTCGGCGTCGAGCGTTGCCATCACCTCGCGGCAATCCCCGTGGTGAACGACGAAGCTCATCGTGTCGCCTCCGCCGCGGCCTGGGCGACGGCCCGGTAAGCCTTCACCCACTTCGCCCGAGCGGCGGCATCGACCGGCCCGCCCTCGGTGCCAGCCTCGGCGTCGAGGAACCGCTTGATCTCATCGCGGACGGCAGGCTGCCGAGCCCCGAGCGAGACGCCACGGGTGCGAAGCTCCCGAGCGGCCCGTCGCAAGTCATCGAACGCGGCCCCGGTGCGGAGGCGCGGTTCGGCTTGGGAGCCGTCCCATTCGATCTGCCCGGCAAGCTCCTCGAGTAGGGCGGCAGTCGTGGCGGCATCGGCCGCAGCATCGACGCCGACGAACCGGCCGCGGAGATCGAGTCCGACCACCGGCGCGGGGCCGGGGGCGGGGGCGGGCGTTCCAGATTCACGAATCGAGAATGCGATCATCGCCCCAGCGGCGAGGATCGCCAGGAGCGTGAGCGGGTGCGGGCCAGACGACGGGGCGGCCGGGGTCACCAGCGGGGCCGGCAGCGGCGACAGCGGCGGCAGCCCGGCCGGGGCGTGCGAACGCGAGTAGAACACCCACACGACAGCGAGTGCGGCGAGTCCTATGGCGGTCGTCATGCGACGGGCTCCGGGGCGGCGGCACGGGTCAAGACGAGGATCTGTTCCAGAGCCCCGCCGGCGGCCGAGAGGACGAGTACGCGAACCGCCGGCCGCAGGATGAACCACACCGGCCACGCCAGCGTCGGCACGCACGAGTCCGCCACCGCGTCGAACAGCGTCCCGACGCACGACAACGCCCACGACTTCTTTGCTGCCCCGTCGAGCGTGTTGATCGTGTCGAGCCCGGCCACCGCCAGGCGGATCACCTCGACGGTCAGCGAGCCGAACTCGCTGACGGTCAGCCCGCCGGCAGACTTGAGCCGGGCACCGGCGATCAGAGCCAGGACGGCGGATTGAAGCTGATCGGGAGTCATGTCAGTACCCCGCTGGGCCAGTTGTTGCAGTTCCTGCAATCACAATCGAATAGGCGACGGAGCCGGTCGGCCCGGTGGCGCGGATCGTCACCGCGCACTCGGTGCTCGTGACGCCCCAGGCATGAGTCTGCTGGACGCCGAGCAGCTCGCCGCCCGGCCCCACCTCGCCGGCGACGCGGCCCCAGCCGTTGGTGCCCGAGGGGCCGACGACGATCCGCGGGCCGGTGACCGTCTCGTTGTTTGCGATGCGCACGAGACGAACCTGCCGCATCGTCTGAACGCCGGTCGCACCCTGGATGGTGTCGGCGAGCGAGAGCAGGTCGAGCGTCTCGGACGCGCCGACCGCCAGCGAGCGATTGGACACCCACAGTTGGTCGGCGATCGGCCCGGAGACGCTGTTGAGCGGCATGGCTGACGACACGGAGACGGCCCGCGTCGAGCTGCCGACGGTGCCCGTCTGCGTTTGCGTCAGGCTCGTGGTCGTGGAAACGATCCCGTCGAGAGAGTCAGGAGGCATCGATGTTCTCCGTGCGTCCCCGTGCTATCGCTCGCCGGACTTCGGCCACCGTCCAGCCGAGCCGGTAGGCGATCACCTCGATCTCGCGGTCCGTCCGCTCAGGTCGGGAAGTAATGCGGCCCGACTTCTCGCCTGCTGTCAGCAGTCGCTCGAGCGACACGAAGTCGCCGGCGGATGCCACCGCTTCCCGGCCGTTGGGTCCGGTCCGCCAGTGAGTCGGCCGTACGATCATGTGCCACCTCCCACCACGCTACGGCTCACCCGTCACCGGCAGCAGGGGGTGCGGACGCCTGGCACTCGGCGAGACACGCCGCGTAGCCGGCGAGGTCAACGGCGTTGTCCGGGTGGGGCCGCGGCCCGAGGTCGCGGGCCAGCTTGTCGAGCAGCATGATCCGAGCCCAATCGGACGTGGTCAGCGGCCGCTTCAGGACCGAAGCGAACAGGCTGTTGACCATGCCGACGGTGCGGGCGAAATGCTCTTGGGGCGGGCCGTACACCCGATGCCGATCCAGCACCGCTGCCCGAGCCGTGTCGAGGAGCTGCACGGCCACCGGCGGCCCTTCCGCCTCCTCGATCAGCGTCGCCTCCGGTTCCACCTCGTCGCCGGGGTAGTGCTTCAATTCCCGCTCGCCGCGCAGGATGTGGTCCACCGGGTATTCCTCGGTCATTCGCCGCGTCTCCTGGATGTGCCGCACCAGCCGCCGAGCATCGCCGGCGAGAGAGCCGAGTGTGCCTGTCCAACAGTTGGCGGCACCGGCCCTCTGGATGCGTTGGTCGATCGTAGCGAGGTCGGCGTCTGTCACGATTGCCTCACCCGGCCCGCCTGAATGCGAAAGTTCTCAACGTCAAACGAGCGGTCGGCGTGGACCGCCACGACCGCTGCGCCGTGGTTCCACTTGTTGAGCCTCGCGTAAGCCGGGCGCATGTCACACAAGCAGCCGGTGCTGAAGCACACCGTCTCGCTGCCCATCATGTCGGGCTCGGAGTGTGTCGAGGTTCGGTGCCCGTGGCCCTCGAGCACCGTGTGATGCAGCCGCATGAACGCCCCGCGGGCCTGATTCACCGGGCTGCTGATCCCGTTGCCCTTTTCGTGCCCGTGCAGGACCGGCAGCGCACCGCAGAGGATGATCCTTTTGTCCTTTACCAACTCGATCCCGAGCCGCTCAAACCCGTACCAATTGTCGATGCCCATGATCGGGTCGTCGCTGATTTCGGGGGCGTGCTGGAATAGCCACGATTCCCACCTCTCTTCATGGTTGCCGAGTTTGGCGACGATCCGAATGCCGGGGAACTCTTGGCGAATCCACTTCAAGAGATCGCGGCCGGCGTGCAGCTCGTTGCGGAAGTTGCGGTACTTGGGATTCTTCTCGTGGCGTGAGATCGAGTAGAAGTCAGCCCAATCGCCATTCAGCAGTAAGGCGTCGATCTTCTCGCCCTGGAGGTGATCGACCGCGGCCCGCAGCGCCGTCTCGTCGTGGTACGGGACATGAATGTCAGACAAGATGCCGACCTTGCCGACGATCCCGAGGTCGAACGGCAACCACGGCTCGGCCTGCGAGGGGGGCATTGCCATCTTTGTGCCTGCCGGCCGCCGCTCGCGGTGCAGGTGCTTCGTCTGCGACTGCTTCCGCTGCTTGTCGCCGGTGAGCCCCAACGCCTTCCTCACCCGCGTGCGAGCCTGCTCGAGCGTAATCGCCCTGTTGGCCTCCTCGACCACTCGCCGAGCGAGCGTGCGTGCCGGGGCTTCGGGGTGTGCCGCGACGATCCGGCGGACGATCGGCGTGATCGCGTCGCCTTCCCATACTTTCCTAGCCATCCTCGTCCTCCTCGCGGGTCACCCCGAACGCCTCAAGAACGGCCGACGCCTCTTCGGCAAACTCCGTCACCTCGCCCTCGTCGAGACACCACCAGCGAGCGTGAATCAGCTCGTGCAGCAGCACTTCAACGAAGTCCACGCCGACGAGCTTCTCGCTGACGCGGATCGTCCCCGTCTCGTCGTTGCAGTCGCCCAAGCGGTCGGCGGGCACCTTGCAGACGCGGATTCGCCACTTCTTCTGCCCGATGTGGACCGTGGCTGATCGGCGTGGCATGTCGCCCTCCGCGGTCAATCGTGACGGTGGGGACGGTCACCCCGGCGGGGGTGTGGCCGGGGTGGCGGCAGCCCGTGCCGCTTCGATGGCGCGGCCGACCATGATCCGGGCCGCCGTGGCGATGAACGGCAAGCCCTTCTTCTCGGCGGCTTGCCGCAGGTGCTCGACGATCTCTTCGATCCGCTTCCAGCACTCGTCTGGCCCCCAGGCGTCCATCTTCGCGGCGAATGAATCGCACCCGCACTTCCCGTCGTCGCGGATGCCCCACCATGCCAGCAACCGGCGGAGTTGGCAGCCGGGGCCGCAGGTCGTCGGCAGCGGCTTGCGGCATTGGCGGATCGCGTTGCGGACCTTCGACACGAATCCGCAGCGGGGGCAGGTCGCGTCGGGGGCGGAGAGGTCGCAGTACTTCATGTGTAAATCGACCAATCAAAAGATCCGGTGAACACTGCGCTTCCTGCAATTGCGTCGTCGTTTCTTATGTCAGTCGATGTTCCTGACCGCGACCAAGTGCCGCATATAGGAAGCGGAGCGCCAGAAAACGTGAACCTCAGGCCGAAACTTCCAGCGCAGTCATTGCCGCGGCCCGTGTTCATGCTCACCAAACCGCTTCCCGACGAGCTTGTGGCACTAACTGACGCAACTATCCCTGGCGAAAAAGGAGGGTCACACTCTCCCCCGGGGGCTGATCCTGTCCACGCACTGCAAACATTTGGCACTCTGTCAAGGACATAGGTCTGTTCAACAACATTCCCGGCTGCATCGGCTCCAGCGGCACCTGCTCCAAATACTGCGCTTCCATACGATCCAGAAGCGATGGCGGTCACGCTGACGTTTGAGATCGTTAGATAAATCGTGTTTGGTGGTGCGCTTCCGCTGCAAAACGTCGCGCACGGCGTCCCCTCTTCGTAGCACTCACGCACCAGCCCATACAAAACGTGCTGCCGTCTCTGTGTGTTCCATTCAATTCTCGCTCGGATTGAGAACGACGCAGACTCACATCTCGGAGCAACTGAGATTGAGCCGTCGTAGAACAGCGGAATGTTTCCGCTCTGGTCACCGCCGCCCGTAACCAGCGGAATCGATATTGTGGTGATCTGCACTTCTCCGTCCGCCGGCACAATCACGCGGTCACCAACGACGACTGCCCCGCTGCTGACAGTCACGAACACACCTTGAAATGTCAGCGCCGTGGACGGCGGCGGAATCGACTGCACACCGACCCCGTATTGGTTTCGCCAAAACGACACCGTGACTCGACATGGGAACCGAGTCTGCGTGCTGTCGAGCGTGAACGATCCACTGACCTGCTGACTCCACGGCCCGGAGCCGTCCATGCCGTTGTAAGGATCGGACGTGTCGGAATCGCCCGTCGCTGAGAGGTAGCCGTCGGATGGATCGCCAGCTTCGACAGCCTCGAAATACCGGGTGTATACAGGCTTGAACTCCGTCCCCGTGTACGGATTCTGGCAAGTCCTCGTGCATGCGTCGCACGGGACGCACGTGCATTGTTGGCAGCCACCTTTTCCTCCAAGCAGCATCACACGCACTCCGTCCATGCAAGGTGCCACGTGCCGTCAATCGAGTCACAGCCCACCCAAAAGCCGCCCGTGGGGCCGGTGACGGTCTGCGCCCGGTTGATCGCCACGAAGCTCGACCCGGTGACGATCGCCCCGGCACCGCTGTACTGCTGAACGCTCGCCGTCGCGTTCTTCGCCCACGTCCCGGTAACCTTCCCGAGCCGGCTTCCGCCGGCCGCCCCGCCCGCCCCGCCGAACCGCACGATGGCCCACTTGCCGGTGCCGGTTCCAGACTCCTTCCAAAGAATCTGTGCCTCGCCGCTGGTGGCACTCGCCAACTGCGTCAGATCGCCGTCTTTGGCGGCGGCAAACGTATGGCTCGCGTCGGTGATATTGATCTTCGCCTGCACCACCCCCGCCACCGCCACTCGCCCGATCTTCCCGGCCGCGATCGGCTCGACGGCGACCACGAACGACGAGCCGCCAGTCGGCAAGCCGCCGCTCAAGACCGGCTGATCCTGGAACTGCTGCGTGGCGTTGCCGGTCGCACCCGAGGGCGTGAAGACCACGCCGGCGACGGAGAGTACGCCCCAGCGGTTGACGGTGCCGGTGGTCGAGTTCTGTGCCAGGATGCCCGTGTAAGCCGGCGGGCCGGCTGACGGGCCATCTGCCACCCCGTCAGCGCCCTGGCCTAGCACCTTGTCTGCGGCGTCTTGCGCACGGTTCCACGCACGGGCGCTGATCTGCCCGCGGATCGGTCCCTTCTCGATGCGTCCTGGCCTGCCCTTTTCGCTCATGCCACGCCGATCTTGAGCTGGGAGAAGTCGCCATCCTGGTAGACGCGGTTGACGTAGACCGCGATCGGCTGCCGCGTGATCTGGCTCTTCGCCGTGTCGGCGACGGTGGCGTACCGCACCCAAAGGTATTCGTGCCCGCCCTTGGCGATGTTGTTGATGTCGCCGACCTTGAGCGGCAGCAGCGTCTTGCCGTCGCCGGCGCTCGGGGAAGCCACAAACTTGAACGTGATCACCCCTGGCCCGTTGCCACGCTGCTCGTCCCATTCGTGCGACCCGCTGGCCCCGACGAACAGCACCTCGCCGGCCTTGAACCCGCGGAACGCTGCGTTGTTGACCGTGCCCGTCAGTTCTCCGAGCTTGCGGATGTAGGCGTCGGTCAAGACCGACAGAGGCACGTCGTACGACTCTTGGAACTGGAACGACGGGACGACGATGTCAACGCCGTTGACGCCGTTGTCATCGACGTTGATCGCGCCCTTGAACGAAGCCGCATCGTCGAGCCCGCCCGGCCCGT